GCGGGGTGTATGTTTTTGAGGTGATTAGCTGACGAGTGCAGTGTTTTACCCGTGGAAGGAATTTCGTACGCAACGAGGACCTCAATATTGCCTGGAGCGTATTGTCCGTAGTTTACCATCGCGACATTTTGCAGTGTTGCGGTATATATTTAGGAGAGGGAGAATGCAGAAAGGTGGCACAAGATATTTGGAGTTTGAGGATGACAGAATAAAAGGATGTGATCATTCTATTGATTGCCGGTGTGTGATACGCGTTCAGGGCGTGCACATATGTGAGGGGTATAGTGCCCATATAAAATATTATCGGCTTGAGGATGCAATGTTTAATTTTGTGGAAGATTTTTGTCAGAAGTATAGATGGAATGGAGTTGCGGTAGTCCCTCATGAGGGAGATTCCGAGGTGATTCGATTGGTTTCACATATACCAAAGGGATGCAATATAACTCTTGTTCCGCCTCCCGTTGATAAGTGTGCTTTCCCCTTACCGTTGTCTCTTATACCTCCGTCTGAAAGAATAAAAGAGATTTACAAGAATGCTGACATACTCTATCTGCGAAAACGATTGAATAGACATTACTCGTTATCAGACCGGGACTGGTTTGAGAAGAATGTTTGGGCTGAAGACATAGGGGGTAGTTCCTCTTTGTTGGCCGCTTGTATTAGAAAAAAATCTTTGTATCGTACTGCTTTTGGAACAACTAATGGTCGTCCCCATGTTGTATCAGCTATGGCAGATTTGTATCCTTACAAGTTTGCCAATGCTGTGATTGCGCAAAAAAGGCAAGTACACATTCCTCCTGCTGCAAATGCCTTGGCGATGAAGTACACGAATCAGACTTTGGATTTGATGTATCATCGCATGGGCACACGTAAGTATTTTGGTAAATTACGTATCCCTGTTACCCTCGAGGATTGTGAGGGTATGCCTTTAGGAACTTCGGCTGGGATATCGAGTTTTAAGGCGTATAAGGCTGAGCATGTTAAGGTCGATGCGTCTGCAAAAAAATACGAGATGCTGTCCGCGGATTTGCAGGATTTACTACAGTTTATAGAGGAGGAGGACGCTAAAGATCCGGCGGTTTTCTACAAAAATGCCCCAAAAAATGAGAACTTCTTTAATTTTGAGAAACAGTTTGATGACGAAGCGTGGGAAAAATTTTTGCAAAAATTGCGCTTGTATGTCATCCCATCATCGTTGTTCGTGTTGTTCGAGCGGGTGCTTACTAAAGTCCGTTTTTTTCTCGAGCGGGGACCTCTTATTCAGATTGGTCACAAGTGGCCCCATGGGGGAGGTGATCGCATTGCGAAAAACTTGGGAATAAATGCATTGAACGAAATGAAAAAAATTCTAGTTGAGGCTGACATCAGTAAGTTTGATCAGTCAGTACTCGAGAAACTCATAAATTTGTATTATTCTATGGGAATGGTGTATGATATACCAGGTACCATTGAGGAAGAGGTTCGCATGAAATTGACAAAGTTTGTAATTCGCAATGCCTTGGCTAGGATGACCCATCTCTTTGGCCCGATTTGGGGTATGCAAGTGGGGGGTGTTCCGAGTGGAAAGTTGGATACTAGCCATTGTGACTCATGGGTAATGGCATTTTGGATTTTTAATTACTTCGTGGTCCAGCTCATGAATGCACCAGAGGAAGATTTTGAGCGGCTTGAGAATGCCTTGTTTGAGCTGATAATGGTTATCGTCTATGGTGACGACCACGCATGGAATAAGTCTGAGGATCCATTAGTTGCGCAGTATTTCTCAGGGGCAGGTTTTGTGAGTTTCATGAAAGTTTATTTTGATGTGGACGTCCGTGATTTGATGGACGGTATAACATTTCTTTCTGATACGATGGATGGGTGCATAACACGAAGGGGTTTGACTTTTCTTAGGCACCAGTTTGTACTGAATCCATGTAAGGACAAAGGACAGTGCAGATACCTTCCGTTCCGTGAGACGCGTGACTATATAGTGCGATCGGCATGGGGCCACGAGTCTAGAATACGAAATGAGCTTGATATAATGTTGTCGACACTGGGTCATGCTTATTCCACTTATGCGTCGAATCGGGATGCGTATGATGCCTTATTCTGCATATACACCTGTGCGTTGCGAGCAAGTGGTTTGACCGAAATAGATGCCGTTTTACAGATGTCAACGGGTGTCCAGGAGATGGACTTGAAAGAGCTTCGGCGTAAGGGGGTGGACAAGAAAGACCTGCTTGCCGGTTTCCCAAGCTGGCAGACGTTAGTTAGAAAGAATATTTGGGACGAGTCGTATCATCACATAGGCGGGGATATATCTGCCGTGAATGATGAGGAATGGGTGAGGGGGTGATAGACTCACTACATATAGAAAA